CCTAGCATAGTTGCAACTGTGTCTGATAGTCTATCAGCCCATCCGGCATTATCTTCAATATCTTGTAGTTTTTTTACTAAATCATCTAATTGGTCGCCTAACTCGGTAATACTATTACCTTTTGCAGCTAAACCAGCTGTAGATATTTTATCTTTGAATTTTGTATATGTAGCATCTGCGGTTTTAAGTGTTTCGTCCATTAAACCTAAGCTATTATTATATGCATCAGTTTGGTCGCTAGCCCTAGAAAAAGCGCTTACTAGCATAGTAGTTACACTAACTATTAAACCTATCCAACCTAGTGCACCTTGAAGTGCAGAACCAAAAAGACCTACTTGAGTAGTTACTGCAGCTAGTGTACCTTTTACACCTGTGCTAAACTTAGTCCAAGGACCCATGTCCGTTGACTTTTTAATTTGATCGCGCATAGTTTCCATTGCATAACCAAAACCACCAGCTTCTACATTACCGCCTACTTGTGATAATATATTTAGTCTGTCTGATCTAGAACCTGCATTTCTGGAAATTTTAGCACGTGCCCAGTCTTCAGGACTCATTTTATCTGCTTTTAGCAGTTGAGCATCATGCGCATCCGCTAACTTTTTACCTGCTGTTAGGGCGTCTTGGCGAGCATCTTTTATTGCTTTAAGACTAGCAGCATGTCTTAAATTTTCTTCTGTACCTTCTTTGGTTTTAGAATTAATTTCTGACTGCATTCTTTTTAATGTATCTTCACCAATATTGTTTTGCGATACATCTGCATATACTTTGGATTGATTTTTACGCTTGTAATTATTATCAATATCCACAAAGTTTTTTCTAGATTGTGCGTATTTTGCTTCTGCTTCTCTTAAATTCTTTTCTAGCTCTGGAATTTTAAATGCAGCATTCGATCTTTGTACAAACTTTTCACCAAAGCTTTCATTGATTTCTCTGGCTTTGTCTTTTGCAACTTGTGCACTTTTTGTAAGTTCATTTCTCCAACTAGTAAAAGCTGGCACAGCCATACCCAATAATTTAACCCCAATAGCGGCCATAATAGTACCAAGTAATAAAGTATTACTGGCTAGTACTGAGGCTACTGGTGTTAAAAACTTGTTTATAAACTCTAATCCAGTTTGTGTTAAATTGGACAGGGTAGCCTGTAATTTTTGGTATGGGTTAGCATCAATATTAATTTCAGAATATTTTTCTTTACCTTCTTTTAATACGGCATTAAGAAATGCTTGATTTTTTTCATATACTGTTAAAGTAGCTGCTGTTTTACCAATGCTTCTGGCATAATCTTCAGTAGCTGGACCAATTTTTGAGAATAATCCTAATTCGTCAATTAATTCTGGTTCTAATTTTGTAACAGAACGTGTTAAACGACTTAAAGAGTCGCCCATATCTCTACCTAGTGCTTGTGAGGCATTTCTTGCAATAACAGTTAATTCTTTTAATTGTTTGCTACTTATACCAGCGGAAGTAGCTTGAGCTGTAGCAGTCATTGCATCTCTTAAACTAATTGCGCCATAGCTTGCATCTACTAATTGTTTAGATAGTGAGCCAAGTGCAATACCACTAGCAGCACCTAGTTGGTTCAAACCTTGAACCATATTTGTAGTATCCATTGCTTTACTTAATGCACTAAATGCAGCAGTAGCAGCAAAAGTATTAGCAGCTACAGTAGCGTATAAACGTACTAGTCCACCAAGACCTTGCGCTTCTTTTGCAAAATCTCTGGCACTACTACCCATACCAGTTGCACCTTGGGCAGTTCCGTAATCTTTACCACTTAAACCAGGCATAGATTTGGCTGCTACAGCACGAGAACCAGCTGTACCTGCTGCTTTATTTACGCCATCATATTCTGCTTTGATTTGCTTAGCTAATTTTAGTTCTTGGCTAGCACTGCCATTAGAGCTAACCTGTAAATCAATATTTACTGTGTTATTTGCCATAGTTTCTCCTATAAGCATTTATATAGTACGTAATAATAAACATTAAACGTACTTTGATTAATTACCTTATTATACCATAATAGCAAAATTATGTCAACCTACAAATTTTTTAACCAAAATAAAGCCCCGCAAAATTGCTTTTGCGGGGCTCTAATTAATTTTTCGATTTTTTTGAGTCAATAATTTTTGATCTTACCCTGTCAATTATTGACAGCCAATCCAAGACGAATTCTCTATCAGCATTTTCTACAGAATGTATATCAAGTATATCTATAAGACCAGCATAGCTTTTTCCCATATAGGTTCCACTCATGCTATCCCACTCATCTCGCAGCTTAAAATATATGTTTAGTACTTGTTGTATTTCAACAGGAAAATCATCTAGATCTACCGGTATTTCAGATTCAACAGGTTCTGTACCCATTTGTTCACATATTTCAAAATAAGTTTCTTTTGTCACTTTTGTATTCAAGGAAACAATAAATGACTCAAGAAGTTTTATTATTTCTTCGCGCTGCTCGCCTGAAAGTTTCCCAAATCAGTAACCAATTCGCTAATGTATGCGTCAAAATTACTGGAATTCTTCATTAGGAATAAAGCATTTTCTTCAGTAAATTCTAGCTCTGCTTCTGGGTCTTGACCAGTTAAGTCAACTGGAGCTAGTTGTTCTACATAACTTAATTTTAAACCAGACCAGCCCTTTACTGCTGACTGAACATAAAGTTGAAGAAACAAGTCATCATTTAGTTCTTCAACTGGTTGACGATTTTTAAAGCTAGTTTTTGTAGCTTTTTTACGAATACTCATAAGTGTTTCGCGGCTTAAAAAACATACGTTAATTTTAAAACCATACATACCTGGATATTCTACTTCTAATTCTTTAGAAGGTACTAGCAATGTTTTTAGAGAAATTGATGCCATTTGGATTTTTTATCCTATTATTAAAAATGAAAAATAAGGGGTGGTGATCAAGCCACCCCTTTGTGTAAAAACTACACTAAATTAAGTAGTGTAATAGCGAACTGTTAATTCGTTTGTACGAGATAAGTCGTAGCTAGATGTTGTTGCATCACCGGTTAAGCTACTTGGTGCTGCAGTAAAGTTAATTGCTGTAGAAATAACTGCTTGAGCGTCAATTGTTGGAACACCCAAACTAACTGAAGGCATTTGTAATTCTACACGTAGTGCGTTATCTTTACCACCAATTGCTAGTTCTAGGGAGAACATTGGCTCTGTTACTGAAGAAGCGGCCGCAAGCATGTTCTTTAATAAGTTACCAGTACCACCACCAGTGTAACCAGTAACTGTGCCAGTATTTAAATAAGCATTTAGTGTACCAGTAACAGCGCGAGTACCTGTAAAGTAAGCTGCTGGTGTATTAACAACACCTAAAATAGCTGGAGTAACATAGTTAATATTGTTATTAATAGTTACTGAACCGCCAGTAATAGCCACATAGTAAGGTGTACCTGCGGTAGCTGCAGTACCAAGTGCTTTAGTTGTTTTTAGTGTAGCGGTACTTAGCTTGTTGGTAATATAGTTACTAGTTGTAGTGTCTTTTTGTCCGTAATTACCACTAAATGCTCCACCAAATGTACCTGCTGTAGCTGTAGTAACTGTGCTATCTAACTGCTTAATACCAGTAGCTTGTCCAGTCCATTGTGCAGTAGCAATTCCATCTAGACCAAAGTCAATCATTACTTGACCCATAGCACAGTTGTCAATTACATAAGTTACTGAGTCAACAATAACAACTAAACCAAACTTTTGTAGTTGGTTGCGGTTACTATCAATCATACTTAGAATAGCTTGTCCTGCTGCCTCCGACCAAGCACACTTATACAAACTCATAGCTGTAAAAGTTAAGTTTGTGGTAGCAATATCTGCGGTACCTGGATTGTGTAGTTTTAGAGTAATACTAGTTGCCGATGGGGTGCCGCTTACACGTGCAGGACCATTAACTACCTTTAATTCAGCAGCAGTAGCAGTACCACCGATACCATTAATAACAACATCATCACCGTCAGATAAACTTAGCGATGTTAAACTTGTACCAGTAATTGTTAAAGTATTAGTTGCTGTAGTATACGTTACAGCAGTAAAAGTACCGCCAGTTAACGCTGTATTTTTTGCAATAGAACCAGCTAGTGCGTTCCACAGTACGCTTTCTTCGCATTTTACGTTTGTTGATCTGTATGGGCGAATATATGTTGAGAATGAGAAATCAACAGGCGCTAGACTAGTGTTGAATGTACGTTGTCCACGTGTTGGGGTAGCACCGGCTTCACTAATAGTAATGGTATCATTATTAGTATTTTGTGAGAAGCTGAATCCTTCTAAAACTGCAATTTCTTGAGTATCAGAAGTAGCAAAACCTGAAGTTGGTACTACACCTGTTGTAGAGTCTACTTTAGAAGTAAAGAAAACTCTACTATTGCGTAATAAATTTAATGCCATAATCTTTCCTTTTATGATTATTTGACATGCTAAAACATTTTGACTAGACTTTTATCTGTGCTAATGTTAAGTTGTCAGTGTGGTTACATAAGCGCATAACGCACTTGTAAATTAATTTCACCAACTGCATACGGGGCTAATAAGCCTTCATCAGTTGTTATTGAAACTACTAAAATTTCAGTGGTTTCATAATTTTTTTCTTCATCGTATTTTAAAATACGATTATTGTTAATAACACGCTCAATATCTTCTAGTAAATATTCTAGTTCTTGCTGGGAATTTTCACTTCGGCAATATATTTTTAAAGAAACTCCAAGGTATGCCCAAGTAAAATTACCGGGTAAGTACTCGCGAGTTTCTGAACCAGGGGTAGCGTATACAGCAGGAAAGTCATTGACTTCATCCCAAAATTTTAGCTTTGGGTATGCATTATTAAAAAGATTAACGTTATAGGGACTAGTACCATCTATTTGTTTTAACTTTTCAGTTAAAGCTGTAATTATTGAAGTTCTACGACTCATATGGACACTGACCTTAATTTATTTTTTACCCGCGTTTCGGCAATTTCACGAATTGATTTAGCAATCAGTAATTTAGGGTCACGGGTTTTTGGACTACCTTGTCTAAATCCTGGCTCAAATGTTTGATATGGATTTTTCATATAGGAGTAAAAAGCAGTAATCATACCTTCTCGACTTCTACTTAACTTTTCTACTTTAACAGAACCAGCAAATCTACCTGTACGATAGTTTAAAACATTATATTGATCACCATCGCCCATATTTGCAGAGATTACATCTTGCAAATGTGAGTTAATTAGATTTTGTAAACTAGTTAGGGATACTTCTTTAGTTTGTCTAACAGAAGCTGCAGAAGTTGTAGGTAATTTTACTGGAGAAGCTGCTTTTTGACTAGGAGTTATACTAATAGATTCTTTACTTACAATACTAGCTACATTAAGTGTCGTATCACTACTATATTCTTCTACTTTACCAGTTTTTATACTACTTACTACTGCATCAGCCAAATATTTTTTTAAAGACTTAGAAGTTTCTAATTCTGTAATAATACTTGGGTCGGCTTTAATTTTAGAAGTAAGATTTTGACCTATTAAAAATGCTCTTTCTTTAGGAGCTTTCTTTAAATTTTCTTCTTGACTTTCTACACTGCCAATCATCATACCCGCTTCAATTAGCATTTCTAGTACTAATTTAGTAGAGGTAAATTTTTTACGAATTTTTATACGAGTTTGCGCTTGACCGGTTTCTTTAGAAAATTTTCTTGTTAATAAATCTGGGCGGCTATCTTTAGGCCACTCAATTAATGCTTGTAATAAACGCGGACTTACTAAGCCACGTTTTATTTCTGTGGAATTAGCAACTGTGGAAATTACGTCAACTTCAACGTGACCTAAGTTATTTAATACACCAAAATTTTTATCTAGATATTTACTCATAATGCTTCTAGGACTGTCGCCTAGCTCATCATCAATATTATCCGAGAAACTTGATAAATCAAAATTTTCTTTAACTACGCTACCAAATTTACTTTGAATAGTAGTAAATTTTGGGGACATAATTAAAACACTTTTATTGCGTTTTGACAAGTTACTAATAGTTACAGTATTTTTAAACTGTGCTTGTATTGTTTCTTTAATACCGCCTAATTCTACTGCTTCTTTTAAACTATTTAATTTATCTGCTAGCTGTTGCCTAGTTAAAGTATCGTAAGAGTCAATATAATAATTTATTGTTTTCTTATAAGCATTATCTAATTCAGTTAATATACCAGATGTATCTTTTAATTTAAGTACACTAGCTAAGCCAATAATAAATTTTGAATTAGGAATTAGTATGTTTTTACGAATACTATCTATATCTAAGTATAGTGTAAATGGTAGCGTACTATCTATATAACTACGAAAATCATTTCCCTTTTTTGCTATATGTGCTTGTAGGGCAACATGATCTTCTTTAACTAATTTTCTTACCCAGTCTGCTGTGTAAAATGCCATATTTAATCATAACTCGCAGTATGTAAATCTAAAACACGTTTAATATGTGCGGGAAGATTTGTACTAGACACATATTCAATTTGCATAGTATTAGGGCTAATTGATTTTGTAGTATGTACCGCTGAATCGTTACGAAGCGAATATTGAACTAAGTCCATTACTGCCATTTTTAAATCTTCTGGTAGTATTTCATATCCTGCATTATAAGTTACTTTAAAAGCATTTACTTTATTATAATCTACGTATGGATACGCAATAATTTCTACTGCATCGTTTTCTGTGTCTACTACATAGTCTTGGTATTCTACAAGTGTTGAGTAGGTTTTACCAAAATTTTCTGAAAATTCAACCGAGCTAACATTGAGCACAGGAGTTTCACGTGCTAAAAACCTATTATTAGTTAGACTACGTTTAATTTCTATTCTAAAATCGTCAACATAATCTACAAATGTTCTGCGGCAAATACTTTTTACTAAATCACTAACTTTGGGAATTATTGCTGCTATTGCAGCGTCTTGATTTGTGCTGGATATACCTGAATAACTTTTATATTCAGCAACTGAAATTAAATTTTGTGCCATTGTATATCCTTTTATCTTTTATATGGCTTGTACACAAACCATATAAAAGACGGAAGCCGAAGCTTCCATCTTTATTGCTTAGAGGCTAGTCTAATCTAAAGATTAGGCTGTAGCACCCCATGTGAACTTAGTTACGCCAGCACCTAGGTTAGAAGTAACTTGAGTCATACCAGTGCGTAGAGACGCAACTAGAACACGACGTTGAGTTTCAACTAGCTCTTGAGTGTCCATACGTAGA